TATATCTAGTAAAAGGGAACATAGACAAATCTTACTTTCAACACGCTAGAAGACTAAGAGAATCGGTAAATAATGTGAACAAAGATTTCACTCCGCACAATATCTTCTTGCCAATCATTCCAATAGCATTCGATAATAATGGAGATGCCCCAACAAACAGCACAAACAATGATGATGTCAGGAGAACCCCTTTTCATGCAGAAGATGATTGGGGATTGACAGGAATTACTAGTTCAGACAAATACTGGCACTATTCTAGAGTGGTAAATGCACTTCATACTCAGACATTCAATTCTAATACTAGCCCAGAACAATACAAAGTGGCTAGAGGAACGCACTTGTATGATAACTGCATAGGCGTATTCAAACACCTTAGAGGCTCGATATCACAGTCACAGGGATTGAGTCAAAGAAGAATAGATACCATGTCGTGTCTTTTGGAATTAGACACTGAATCGAATTACAGTGGCTACAATAGTGCTGTCATTGGCACAGACGAAAATAATAGGCAACAGCATAGTAGAAACATGAGGATAGACCAATTAGGAAGCCCAGATGTAGCGTATATAGGGACCAAAACTAAAATTCCCTTGTTCTCAGGAGTAGAAGGATATGTCATTCCTATTCCTGAACAACATCACAAAGACGCAAATTCAAGTGGCTCAGAGATGTATCAGGCTCAGATGATAGTCAAACCTACAATAGATACAACGGGAATGTCAGGAAGCACAATCACAATTACAATGAATGCAAGCAATACTCACAATTGGATTCATTATGTACCTAATCTAGCAGGGTACTATCTAGTTAGAGCAGGTAATGGTAGAGACACTTTGAAGATATTATCCCATACAGTGAATGACAGTGGTAATCACGCAGAACATACTTTGACTCTAAATGCTAGCATTACGGCAAGCCAGAGGTATAGGTTAATGAGAATATCAGAAACCACATTCGATAGGACTCCGGGTTTCATCGAACTGAATAAAGAGATACATACAGGACTGCAATATTCTGAGGTTGTTAGTAGGCTCGATACAGGTGGAGCAGCGACAATGGGAGAAAGCACTACCGATTTCGTAGGGGAAGGAATAGTCTCAATGTACGTTCTATTGGATGTAGATGACGACTTAGATACCAACAACAAAATGGTGGAAAACATAAACTTGGTAGAGCAAAGCCTAGAGTTATTCAGTGATGGAGAGGTGATTGATTGTTGCATAACAGATGGCAGGACAACGACTAGAAAGAATATCACTGTAAGCAAATCAACTTCCAGTGGTGCAGAAAGCCTTAGATTTGACTATGAAGGAACAATTTCAGGCAATGGAGTGGTTTCATTTGGAAAGGCATTCACTATCACAACAAACACGGATTTTCCCAACGGTGTAAAAAGAGCCTACATAGGAACAAGCATGGCAATAGGTCTAGATGCTGAAAGGGCAATCAACGAGATACTGAATGAGAATGACATAGAAGTAGATGACAATGAGAGAAACATAACATTCACAGGTGCTATCGTTAATACCACTTCTGGTAATGACATCAATTTAGCATCAGCAGTATCAACTGATGTGATAGCAAATGGAGATGTGATATACAACCAAGAAGGCAAACTCATTGGTCTAGTCGCATCAGGTCAAGGCACTGCTACGTTAACATTAGACGATGTTGATTACGATAGTGATAGCACTGTCGATACATTCTACACTCCACAACAATATGAAGAACTGGTGAAATACACAAGAAGACCATTCATAATCAACACTAAGTTTGCTGAGAGCGATGTATTCACTGCGGTCAACTTCCTAGCATCAAAGAAAGGATTGGAGTATATTTTCAAAGGAGATAAAATACAGATTAGAGACATTGATGACTATTCATCTAGAAGAGTATTCTCTCTGAGATATAGAGATGGTCAAAATTTAATGAGTACAGAAAACAATACTTCACTATTCGATAGAGCAAACAAGGTAGTAGTAATAGGAGATAACGTAAAAGCATCCTCAGAAATACCAAGCGATAAAAACACTAGAACATTAACACACGTTGATTCTAATATAAAATATGCGAAAGAAGCACAGATAAAGGCAGAACAACTTCTTGCTTTGCATAATACAAAAACAACAAAGGTAACAATTGAGATAGAGCGTAAAGACAAAATGAAGTTAATGAAGCCCGGTGATATCATTACACTCAATTTCCCGAATCATAATATTCCACCGGATGATTACATTGTTTACGAAATAGAAAACGCTATGTCTGCTATCAGTAAAATAACAGTGGGAACCTTTAATAAGACAATAGCAGAAAGACTTGCTGAAATGAATATCGAAAGAAAAGGAGGTTTTTCTACACTCCTGACAAGAGATGTTACAGTAGAGGTCACTAGCAAAACAGTCTTTGAAGAAATCGGTATTCGTGAGGTTTCACTAAAGGCACAAAGAACCACTCCCACCGGCCTGACAATAGGTTGGGGAACGTTAATAGGTTGGACAGAGGCAATGAATGCAGGGAGTGACGTTGTTACAACGGAGGAAATAGGATTATGATAACTGATGCAGGTAAAAACGCCACAGCCGACTTATTGATTGGAACAAACGGATTCACTCATATAGCAGTTGGAGATGGTGGGGATGATACTGCATCTAGTCAAAATACACTAGATAATGAAGTATTTAGAAAAGCAGCAGATTCTAAAACAGTAGTAGGCAATACAATAGTCTATACTGTATCTTTTACAGGTGCAGATTTATTATCGAATGTAATATCAGAAATGGGTGTTTTTGATGATGCTAGTGCAGGTAGTATGTTAAGCCGAGTTAACTTTAAGAGTATTGGACCGCTAGCCTCAAATGAGACATTGAGTTTCACTTTTAGGGTGGTGATTCCCTAATGTCAGATTTTTCAGGGTTTATCAGTACGCTGAAAATAGCCCCTACCGCCTCAGACCAGTTAGAAGACGGCATTGATAATATCCACAGTGGTATCATCAAGGCACTCAATGTCGCTGATGCAGGCTCGTTTATTGCACATGGATTCCAAGTTACATCAAACGTCAATGGGACATTCAACATAACTGCCGGAGGTTATTTCGATAAGGGAGAGTACAAGACTCTAGTAGCGCAGACAAACCTAAGCAGTAGTGACTTCTCAGGTGCTGATAATTTTGACTGGTATGGTTTCATCGTAATAAACTCAAGTGATGCCATAGCGTTTAGAGGAGATGATACTCTAGGTGGAAGTGCCGCTAAAACTGCTGACCTTAGTGATGGCGACATACCAATATGCGTTGTTCAGATAGGGAAAGGAACAGGTAATAACAATCTAGCAGCAGCAAGAAAGATACAATACTTCGGGATAAAGAAAACGAGTAATGTACTTACAGCAGGTGAAGAAAATAGCGGAGACTTCAGAAAGTTATTCGAGGTTAAGACTGATGGAGATATATATTCGTATAACGCATCAAACGCTTTTCATACCAAGTTAGCATTCACCGATGCATCTGGCTCAAACAAAACTGTAACTGTCCCAAGTATAACAGGAACTTTAGTCACAACGGGAGATAGCGAAACAGTCTCTACTGCTATGATTGCAGATAACGCAGTCACACTTGCGAAGACTTCTGGACTACAAGGTTCACTTACATTTGGCATATCGGACACTAATGCAGTAAAGGTGAACGGCACAATAACAAACGGAGATTTTGCTAGATTTACTACTACTGGATTAGAAGGTAGAAGCATATCAGAAGTAAAGGCACAACTAGCACTAGTCAAAGCAGATGTTGCACTAGGCAATGTAGATAACAAATCATCCTCTACATTACAAACTGAGATATTATCTGCTGCGACTGCTAGTGATGTAGGACTAGGAAACGTCACTAATGAATCAAAAGCAACAATGTTTGCATCTCCTACATTCACAGGAACAATATCAATACCTAATATTTCTAACTTAGAAACAGCAGTGGCAGCAAACACAGCAAAGACAGTTAGAACAGATTCAGAAATCAATACTCTTGCACAGGCTAAGATTGACGCCTTAGTTGCTGGCGCACCAACTGCTTTAGACACTCTAAACGAATTAGCAGTTGCCCTGCAATCTAATGATTCTGATATTGCTGGAATCACTACTGCCTTGGGTAATAGATTAAGAATAGATATTAACAATCAGAACTTAACCACAACGCAATTGACTAACGTTAAGACAAACCTATCATTGTCTAAGTCAGACGTTGGCCTTGGTAATGTCGATAATAACTCAACTGCAACCATAAGAGCAGGAACTACGAAAGCAAATGTTGGTCTTTCTAATGTTTTGAATCAAGCACAAATAACCACGTTTGTATCTGATAATGCTCCTACTGCTACTGCTGTTGGTGACTTATGGATTGACTCAAATGATGATAATAAGATGTATAGAGCATCTGCGACAGGAAGCAGCAATTGGGTAGCCATCACATTAGGAAAGGGGGCTTTGGGATTAGTAAAGGCAGATGTAGGACTAGGTAATGTAGACAACATAACAACTGCTGCTATGAGAGCAGGGGTTACTCATTCTGATGTAGGAACAACAAAATCAGATATAGGACTAGGTAATGTAGAAAATAAGTCATCTGCAACTATCAGAGGGGAAATAGTCGCTAGCAACATACCAAGTCTAGCCACCAGCAAAATAACATCTGGGACTTTTGCTGATGGTCTTATATCAAAGAGTTCAGTTATAGCACACTCTCCTTCTGCAACTAAGTCAGACATAACGGACTTAGGCTCAGACATAGATATCGCTAATGACTTCATGTATGTCTTTGATGGTTCAGCGAGCGATTCTGTCAAAGGTGCTACGATAGATGACATACTAGGTAAGATAACGTCTTCTCAATTAGTAGGCTCAGGAAAGGTGTTCAGTACATTGCCCGCCAGTGGTGCAGAAGTCAACGTTCAAGCGAATTTCAACGAGACTGATAACACATCAGATGCATTCATACAGAACAAGCCTACAATACCTAGCGGCAATCAGATTATTGATTGGACTCAGGACCAAGGCTCGACAAACATAAACGCTGGAAACTACATCAACACCAATCAACTAACAACATTCGATATTGGCGTAGATACTGATAATAATCCTACAACTATTGCTCATGGTGAGACTCTATCTTTTATTGGCGGAACGCACATCACAACAGAGACTACTGCTGATGGAACAATCACAATCACAAACGATACCCCAGACCAAATTGTAAATCTAACAGGTACAGGTGCAACTAGTGTAAGTGGCACTTATCCTAACTTTACCATAAGTTCCACCGATAACAATACCGTATATTCAACTGCTACAAGTAACGCATTGGGACTGGTTAAGATTGGATATAGCGAGAATGGAAAGAACTATCCTGTTGAATTAGATAGCGGTAAAATGTTCGTCAATGTTCCTTGGACAGATACTAGCGTACTGACAACAGAACAAGTTCAAGACATAGTAGGTGCGATGTTCACAAGTACAAACACTGAGACTGGAATTACAGTCGATTACCAAGATAGTACAGGAGACATAGACTTAGTTATTGGGACTCTGAATCAAGACACGACTGGAAATGCAGCGACAGTCACAGTGACCCTTGATGAATCTACGAATGCCAACAATGCTATCGCATTTCATAGAAGTGATGGAACACTAGCAAGGGATGGTGCTTTCAGATACAATCCATCCCTCGATGTACTGATTACGCCAAAAATTCAAACAACAGTTGATGCAGACTTGAAAGCATTAAGCCTCAACAGCGAAGTTCAATCTGTCAATTCGATTTTAGATGAGAATGACATGGCTTCTGATTCTGCTACCGCTTTAGCAACTCAGCAGTCTATCAAAGCATACGTGGATAATAATGCGTTGATGGATAGCGAAGTTACTAACCTTGCACAAGTAAAGTCATTTGACTCATCTGCTTACGCTACTGCCGCACAAGGAGCAAAGGCTGATTCAGCACAACAACCTCCAAGTGAAGGCGCATTCGCTAATGGTGATAAAACCAAACTAGACCATATCAGTGTCACACAAGCAGTTGATTTAGACACGATGGAAAGTAATATAGCAACTAACAATGCTAAGAATACAAACGTTTCAACGAATTTATCTGTAAGTAGGGACGGTACTAAACTGCACGTTGTATCTTCTGACGGCGATAATGCAGAACTACCTTTGGCAGACACTAACAATTGGGGTGTTATGTCCGATGAGATGTTCGATAAATTAGACGGTATTGAAGCGTCTGCAACTGCTGACCAAACTGCATCTGAGATAAGGACACTAGTTGAATCGGCATCAAACTCTAATGTATTTACAGATGCAGACCACTCTAAGTTGAATGCCATTGAAGCATCAGCAGATGTCACTGACAAAGCGAATGTTATCTCTGCTCTCGCACTTCTAGATGAGAATGATACACTAAACATTGGAGATGCTGGTGATGATACAACTGTCGTAATTAGGGGAAACCTACAAGTTGAGGGTACAACGGTCACAGTAGATGCATCACAAATTAATGTTCAGAATGCCTTTGTGTTTGAAGGAACATCGGACGATGAATATGAAACTACCCTTACAGTGATAGACCCTACTGCTGATAGAACAATATCATTGCCAAACGCAGATGGAACAGTAGCAGTATCCGCATCAGCAGGTATATCATTATCCTCTGCTGGTGATATCACAGCCAACCTATCTACATCTCATATTCCTAATTTGAATGCATCTAAGATAACGGCAGGGACTCTTGGAACTGCAAGAATACCCACACTGAATACTTCAAAGATAACAGCAGGGACATTCAACGATAACAGAATAGCAGAAAGCAACGTCACTCAACACCAAGCAGCAATAAATCACGATAGCCTAGCAGGTTTCGTAGCAGCAGAACATGTAGATTGGGCAGGGGCTAGTGCAGGCACTATTCATTCTACTAATATTCCTACACTAAACCAAAACACAACAGGAACAGCAGCAGGTCTTTCTGCAACTTTAGCAGTTGCAAGTGGTGGTACTGGTTCTACTTCTGCTCCTATGGTTGGAGTAATTACTGCTGCTGATGCTGGTGCTGCAAGAACAGTATTGGGTCTAGGTGCTGCTGCTTTGAAGGCAGTTGATAATACAAATAGTAGTACCGAAGGTGTAGCAGATGGCAACACTGACTTAGTGACTGGTAATGCTGTCTTTGACTATATTGCTGCACAGAACTTTTCTTCATCAGGTGCATCTAACTTCGTCATTGGTGATATCACCACACAAACAGCGTTGACAAGTGGGCTTGCTTCTGGTGATGAGTTTGTCATAAGTGATGCTGGTGTTCTAAAGAAAATGGCTGTCAGTGTACTGCAAACATATATGCAAAGTAATCTGACGTTCACTACTGATACGAATACCCAATTATCCAATGCACAGGTAGTATCTGC